CAAAGCAAAACAGATAGCATCTAAGATGGTACTCTTACCAGCACCATTCTCTCCAACTATTAATGTGGATTTAGATTTTCTGAAGTTTACTTCTGTCCAAACATCACCGGTAGATAAAAGATTCTTCCATCGGATCTTTGAGAATAATATCATCGTGCTTTAGTGTAGGGTGGAGAAGTACTGGAAGTGAAGTCTGGCAGACTTTGGGTGGATCACTTTACCCAGCACTTCTCCATAGAGTGTTAAACCGACTCTAGGTTGATCGCTTCATTATACAAGTTTCTGAGTAATTTGTCAAGACGCGCTTTGTCTGTCTGCGTCTCTAGTTGCTCACAAAACTTTGATAGTATGGTCATTGTGTCTTCTGCGTCTTCAATAATCTCATTATCATCAACTAGATCTTGGTGCATGTGATCATCTACAACCTGTAGATCAGCAACACCAGCTTTTTCTAGTTTATCAATTAACATATCGAATTTTGCTTGTAGATCTCTATTCTGAACAATCACTTTAACGAATACATCTTTCAAATGACTATAGTCTGTTATGTTATAATCTTTATTAAATAATATCTTGTAGAACATCCTGTTAGGGTTTTGTATAAACTCTAACTCTCTTGTTTCTGTGTCGAAGATATGGAACCCTCTTGGGTCTTCGTAATCAGCCCACGTAAGCTCATAAGGATTTCCGAGATAGTGAATATTGCCAGAGCTTGAACGGTGATGAAAGTGACCAGTACAAACAAGATCAAATCGCTCGAATATTTTAGAATCAAATCCATGATCATTTACCTGTCCTTTATACATTTGAAAACCTGCTAACTCAAGATGACCAAAACACACTTGCGCTCTTGTGCTGTTGATCATCCCCATCACTTCTTGATAGTTCTCTGTACATATCCAAGGTAGCATTAATATATCCAAACCAGCATATGTTAATTCTACAGGATCGCTGTACGGTGTTATATTATCATAGTCTGCTAATAGTAAATCAGGTGAGTTTATTTCGTTTGTATTTTTGTAGAAAACATCGTGGTTACCAACGATAACATCGAGCCTAATTTTCCGATCACGTATAGGATCAAAAAAGTACCTGCGGCAATTGTTGAGAGTAAGGTAGTTAATATACTTGCGACGATCAAACATATCGCCAAGATGAATAATATTCCGTATTCCTCGTTCATCAAGTGTTGGGAAAAACGATTGTTCGTAGAATTTCTCAAAATGCTTGTCGAATGCTGCATGGTCTCCTCTAGCACCGAAATGGGTATCTGTTATTAATGCTATTTTCATTATTCCTCAACAAATTTATCAATCCCAATCTTCTCTTGTGGCTTACGCTTCTTCTCTAGATTATCCTCGAAAGATTTAATAAAGTCACTCATTTTTTCATTCTCAAACATATTGTTAACAGGGCCACCGTCAAATATATCACCATCTTGAAGCTCGAACAATTCATCAGATATAGCTGAGTTCTTATACACCTGATGTTTGATGTAGAGGTGTTTCTTTTCCTTTTGGATACGTCTTAAGAATGCAAAGTATATTATTTGTGTGAAGTATGCAAAAGGATTAGTAGACTTATCCGGATCAAAATTATCGATGTACATAATGCAGTTCTCAATACCATCTGCAATCATTTCATCACGATAAGAGTAATTAATAAAGTTGGGTTTTGTTGCTAGTCGATTAGCAATTAAAAGTATACACTCTCCAAGATAGTTAGGCAGGATTGGCTTTTCTTTATTCGCTGCTTCAGCTTCCTTTACTGTATTCTTGTATTGTTTGATTGCTTCGTAGAATGTTTTGTTATCAATATAATTTGTTGTCATATCAGTGCATACTATTGTTAGGATTCAGTCTTTCCATCATTGCCGCTATCATATCTGTATTCATATCATCTGTATCATCGAGCTCTGCTATACTCTCTAATTCACTATCAATACTATCATCTATTTCCTTAACATGAGACTGAAGTACCGACTCGTAGTAATTGGCCATCGACTTTCTTGCATCAAGAGATACTATAATATTGTTTTTCTGAAATGAAATAATTCTACTCTCAGCAAAAGGCATATATCGAAGTAGTCCAATTACTGGTCGTTCACTTCTGGGTGAGAAAATATAGTTGATTGAAAAGGGATCTTCCATCAGAACATCCTTTTCATCTTCGTGAATTACATGACCAATAATTTCGCTGTTATTTTGAAGCTTAACTATTTTAATCATTATTGTCCTTTAAAGGTATGGAGTACGTTTTGTATTCAAACTTCTCTTCATTATATATTTTTATTCTTTCCACAAAATGATTCAGGGTGTAGTTGCGTCGTTGCTTCCATTGTAAATTATCTGCTATGTCGAAGAGCGTGGCTTTATCCTTTCTATTTCCGCGTCGTAGTCCACGTCCGATGGATTGTAGGTTTCGTATCCTTGATTTTGAAGGTGAAGCGAAAATGATATTGTGCAGGTTTGTAATATTGACGCCAGTAGAAAAAGTACCATAAGAAGCGACAATAATCGAACCAGTTTCCATTTCCACAGCTCTTCTAATATCATTTCGATCCTGACCACTGATCTCACCAGAAACGAAATACAATTGGATGTCATCGTTTTTATTCTGCTTGATAATATCATAAAGCGCTTTTCCGTGTTTGTCAACATACTGATATAAAATTAGGGTATTGCCTTTTAGCTGTAGAGCCAAATCTGCTATGAATTTGTTTCTTGCAGGGTGGTTGATTAGGAATTCTATTTCATCCCTATAAGGAGCCACCTTCATTAACTTTTTGTAGTAGTCATCATACTCGAGTATGATAGCTTTGATTCTAAACTCCGATAAATGCTTTTGCTCAATAAGTTCTGAAGTAGTAGTTACTTTCTTTACTGTACCAAACAGACCCTCTAACACGAGTTTATGTGTTTGAGATCCATCAAGCGTTCCTGTAAAACCAAATCTATATTTACAGTTAAATAGATTTTGCATGATAGTTGTAAGAGACTTTGCTTTAAACAAATGAGCCTCATCTCCAATCACAACATCAAACTGCTGGAACCAAGCACGTGGTTGATTATATATCGACTGCCACGTAGATATGTATATCTGCTTATCTTCGTCCTTTTCCTGACCAGAGAATATCATATGGCAATTGGTCTTTGAATCAAAACCATACTCTTCGAAGTCCGAATACATCTGGTGTACGAGAGATGTTGTAGGAACTATTAGCAGTGTTTTGAGGTTAAAGAACCTGCTGAGAAGGTAGATAATCAACGACTTGCCAGATGCTGTTGGTGAAAGTAATAATGCTCTCTTCTTTCTCACCGCATGTTTGAAAGCAGCAATCTGATAGTCTCTGGGCTGCTTTGTTAGGTTGATTGACCTGAAGAACTCCTCTACATCAACATCATCTTGATTATCTGAGAAATCAGATAGAAGAGTAACGGGGTAGTTGTTTTGCTTAGCAAAATCGTTTACATAATCAAGTAACCCTGCATATATGTGATGAGTACCGGAATTAAATAATCTTATCTTACCGTCCCATCGCTTTTTTCGTACAGAAGGTATGAACCGAGCACCAGGAACCTCAAAAGTAAAGTAATCCGATAGTTCTTGAGCGATACCATCGTTACAGTGCACCTTGATGTAGGTCTCGTTATATCGTTCTAATTCTATCATACACCCATTTTAAACTTTTCCCACTCAATAGCATTTTTCAAGAGATATCCTCTGTTATTGAGTGTACGAATAATGTTTTCAATAATTTCCAACTTATCCTCTGTTAATTGTATTCTCTGTTGAATGACCTGAAGATCATCATCAGATTCAAGATAGATTGGAATGTCTGTCTTAAGTATCTTAAGTGGCTGAGGGGTCCAACCATGTTCTTCAAGTTCTTCCTGTGAGAGAATACCTTGATAATACTGGTGCTTAAGTTTGTACATCTTCTTGAAGTCGCCGTTGAGTTTCGTAAGCATTGACTTTGCTAGAAACAACTCCTTCATGTATTTTGAATGTAGCTGGGGGATACGCAAAGACTCTTTTCCCAGCTCAGTCTTATCAATACTACTATCCTTCTCCCATTCAAAAATTAACTCATCAGTCTTCATACAATCCTCCAAATTAGATCATATGATACCTTATTAATCAAACAATGTCAACTATAATTTTTTAATATCGTACTTGATATACTCGAAGGTCACAGAACATTGAATATAGTTCACATCCGTTGTAACAGTACTAAAGTTCAATTGACCAAGACTAGATGGGAATGCATCGTAGAAATTTATTTCAAGGTTAGGGTTCTTTGCACTTGATAATACCATTAACTTAATATCGGATCTTGCTCTAGTATTATAGTCTGTTGATATTGAATTGTCAACTAAACTTGACCTTGAAGGATCAACTGAACTAGGTCCTGCAATTGATAACATCCAATTCCATAATTCGAGATAATTAACAAGATCCTCATCTACTAGGAACTCAACTGTAAGAGGCGCATAGTTAAGATGATCGCCTGGGATAGGAATCTTAACAAAAGGAGTGGGCATATCTATATTACCCTCAAAAGACAGTCCAGGGATAGACATGCCTTGAAGGAAGAAGTTTAGAGATGGAGCTTTTTGAAGAACCATCCTAAAATTAGATGATGCAAGATAGTTCCTGTTAGTAGGTGTATTAGTTATGGCACTCATAGTATCTCCTTTTTACTATTTATGCAAACAAAAAGAGAGGACCCGAAGGTCCTCTCAAAACTACTGCTATGTTATATTGTAATTTTTATATTAAATTACATTAGGTTGTCAACCATGATTCTACGGTAGTAAACGTTAGAATCCTTAGTTAGAGCACCTAGACCAACTGTTGAACCCTCAGCGAATGGGTTTGCAACCATTCCGTAACGAGTCTTGAAACCAATCTTTGGCTGGAAGCTGTCTGGATCAACTGCACGAACCATCTGTAGTGGAACGTATGGGCAGTAGAAGAGACCAGCGTCAAACGCAGATGCGCCTTTGTAACCAACAGTCATGTAGTTACCAGTTGCATATGGATCAATGTAAACACGGATACGACCGTTTAGAACACCAGCAAATGTATTACCAGTATCGTCAACGTTTAGGTTGTTGCTGTTTAGAGCAGGAGCGTAATCAAGAACACCAGCCATCTGAAGTGCAGAAGCAACGTCAGAAGAACAGATGATCATGTTACCTTTACCACGACGTGTAGCCTTGGCAATTTGGTTAGCTTCACGCTCAACTTGGAACATTAGACCCTTGAACTTCTCAACAGACCAACGGCCGTTTGAGTCAGTATCTAAGTCGAAACGACCAGCTGTTGTTGTATTCTCTGTAGCACCTTTAGTAGCTGTTACATTGATTGTACGAACAACTTCACGGTTGATTTCAGCAAGAATCTCTGAAGATAGGATATTTGAAAGCTCAGTCTCAGCATCTAGACCATGAATTGCTTTTAGGTCTTGTGCCAATTCCATTGTGTACTCAGCTTTTAGAGCACGTGACTTAGCTGTAACAGTTACTTTCTCGATAGAGAAAGCCATTTCAGCAAAAGAAACGTTACCAGAAGTACCTAGAGCTTCTGCCTGAGCAGTTGACATACCTGAACCGAAGTTATAGATACCTGTTTCTGCCAAGTTAGCTGTACCAGTTGATGTGTTACCTGGAACACCACCAACGTGCTTCTGACCTAGTGTGTTAGCACCAGAAACAACAGAAGAGAATGATGTGTTAACTTCATTGTAGAAGTTCTCAACACCACTATTGGAGCTGTTGCTGTACTTGGAACGCATTGCAAAAATCAAACCGGTAGGACCAGTCATTGGCTGAACGCCGCAGATGTCATACGCGATTAGATTAGGCATTGCACGACGAACTAGAGAGATAAGAACTGGATCGAAAGTATCGATATCAGCACCAGTTGCATTAGCAGCTGTCTCTGTAAGAGTTTGTGGAACATATTGATTAGCTTCGCGAAGAGCTTTTTCTGTGTTCTCTAGAACAACAGCTGTAACGCTTCTACGATGCTGATCTTTAATAGGTGCCAAATCTGGATGTGTCAGAATTGGATCCCATTTTGATTGTAATTCTTCAGCTAACATCATTTTTACTTCTCCTTACGGGGTTGATAAATCTTTTTTATTTATGCTTTATTAATTCTTGAGATTGCAGAAAAGTAACGCTTAACTGATGGATCTTGGAATCTAACAGTATTTTCCTCTGATAAGTCATTGTTACCAATTGCGTTATCTTCTTCAGTCGTTGAAACTGCTACTTGTTGTGTAGGGAAATAGTTTTCCTTAACTAGAAGTAGTTTTTTTCTGTAGTTATCTACTGAATCATAATCAATACCTTCTGCTAGCTGACGTAGCTTCTCAACTTGTGTCATAACTAGACCTTCTGACACTTCAGCGAAGATTTCCTGAACGTTGTACTGACTGATCGATTTTGATAGTTCAATGTTTTCTGAAACTTGAGCATTGAGTTTGTCCTCGAGTTCCTCAACCTTGGCTGTGAGCTGCTCTAGAACGTCCAGTTTGTCTTCAGGGATCTCAATGTAGTTTTCAGCAAATAGGTTCTTTAAACCATCCATGAAATCTTCTGTGATTTCAGACTTCAATGAATGCTCAATAGCTACTTCATTTTCTTTCATCCACTGCTCTACACAGTAGTTAAGATAGTCATCTAGCTTAGAAGAGATTTCTTCAGCAACTTCACTAACAGCTTCTTCTAGCTGACTAGCGTATTGCTCTTCTAAACGCTCAATTTCTTCATTAATGCGAGCATGGATAGCTGCTTCAAAAATTGTAGTTGCTTTTTCTTTGAAGTCTTCGGAAAGATCTTCTCCGTTAAACATTGCGTCGATGTGTTCTTTCATTGCTACCGAGGCCTTATTCTGAGCTGACATATCTCCAGTTGGAGCTGTATTGTTTTCGGGATTCGTTTCCTGCTCATCACCAGCTAGCTT